TGTAACACCATCAGTATAGGTTTCTTTTGCGCCGACCTCTCTTAGATCGATACTTTTTTCCTCTGCTGCTGTGCAACTTGTGCAAACAACTTTTACTGGATAGTGTGGTCCTAAACCGGAAATTCTTGTTGCAAACAAAATTGCGTTCTTGTCGCCCACTAAAAAATCTTCCAGTTTTAAACGCTTGTCCACTAAAACGCTTTTTAAAAGTTTTTCTATTGCAACGCCCTGACGCAAGTAACTTTCGTTAATAAGAATATCTTCTTCTTTTGCGGTCATTATTTTTATTTCTACTTTATCAACACCATGCAAAGAATGACCCTCTGGGTAAAATTCACCAGCGGAGGGAAGTTCTACAATTTCGGTAGGTGTTGGAAAGTCTAAAATGCTATTAGTGGGAGGGGGGGCTGCGTTTCTTGATTGTACGCTAGGCTCTAAACTGGAACCTAGCTTTGCTTCATTTCTTGCACTCATTATACCTCTTATTTAGTTGTGTTTATTTATCCTTCGTATTCAGCCCAATCGTATTGGATTGTGACTGAACATTCAATTAGACCCTCTTCTGAGTAACCGTGCGTACCGAAGTCTGCACTGGTTAAAAAGGCATTGGTAAGGGTCCAAGTTGAAATGATGTTTCCGGCTGTGTCAACCTGAGAAATGATAATGTTACCCAAAGCAGAAGACAATGCGGCTTTGGAGAGTGTAGCTTTATCATTTGATGTTGCAGGTTGCTGAATACCGGATGACTTTAACAAATCAACCAATTTCTTTGCCACTGAGCTATCACCAACTACATCATAAATAGTAAACTCTACTGGTGTCCAGGTAACTTTACCGGGGTAGTAAAATTTGTATTGTGTGTAGTCAGCCTCCATTGTACCAATTTCCATTGCTGGGAGCTTTGCTGATTTGATAAGAAAAGGCTCTGCGATGGAGGGCATAGTCACCGTATACTGGTAACTTTTCTTAGGCTCTAACTGTGCTGAATTCCAAAATGCCATTTTTTATTGTCTCCTTTTACTCAAACGTGGCTGCTGAATTTGTAATTACAAAATCAAGTGCGATAAATTCGATTGACTTTGCTGGCTTCAAGAAGATCTTTGCGTAAAGAACATTGCGATCTTGAAGTTCTGGTGTCGTTGTTGTCTCGTCTAGAACTAACTTGTAGTCCTCTAGACCAAAGCCTGCCTTGATATCGCGCAAGATTGGCTCTGCTTTTGAGAGGAAGTTGTTCCAAGTATCTGGAACGTTCTGCTCAAAGAGAAGATCATTGGCTACTGCCGTGATTTGACGCTTGGTGAAGATCATCAAGCGACGGACATTAATTCTATCCAATGCTGAAGCGTCGGTTTGCAAGGTCTTTTGACCGAGAATTACAACTCCCTCGTTGGGGAATGTTCCGATTGGATTGATGTTTGCTTCGTAGAGGTCATCGCGATCCTTTGAACGGAGTCTGTCGGCTACGCCTAGAACTCTTAGACCACCTGCGCCCTTAGTCAAACCACCTCTTGTAAAGCCTGCTGGTGCGAACCAAGGCTCTGCATTATTATCGGTGAAAGAGAATGCTCCAATTGCGACAACTGATGGTGGGAGCCATACTGTGCTGTCTGAGAAGCTGTCCTGAACTCTTACCCAGGGGTAAAAGGCACAACCGAAGCTTGAGTTGATTGCTCTGTCGTTTAAAGTTTTAACTGTTGAACTTACTGAGCCAACTCTGGATGAGAAGCCTTCATTGCTTTCTGCCGTTGGCTGGTATCCACCCTGAAGGTCGATGACTGCAAGGCAGTCGCCACGGTCTTCAGCGAGGTCAAGCACCTTGTTGGTGATTGAAGTTGCCGTAACACCAGGAACTGATAATACGTTAGTCTGTACAACTTCTGGGTCTTTAACTGAATCAATTGCTACCGTCATTGCGTGGAAAGCGTAGCTTGAACGCTCGGTTTCGCCACTTAGGTTGCGGTTTGCAAAGGGGTCTTTCTCAGTAATATCCATAGCGTCAAAGCCGCCAAACAATGGCATTGTGAAGCCCTTTGGAGCCGATGTGCCAGTAAGGATTGAGTAGCTGCCGCTTTTGGCTGTTAGTGAAGTACCACCCTGTCTTGAACCACTAGAGTAGTTCATGTCTCCGTTATCAGAGACAACCAAATCGTCCAATGTAAAGACACGGGAGAATTCAAGGATTGCATTAAGACCGGAGAAGTTAGCCAAGCTTGCGGGCTTTGTTCTCAAGAAGTCTGGAATTGAATCATCAAAGGTTACTGAACCTGTGCTTCTTGTGGAAACCATTCCAAAGTATGCTGCTTGTGTGCTGCTTACATCGCCAACTGATGTTGTTGTACGCAATGGGATTTTTGGAAACTTAAACAAAACCGGACCAACTTGATTTCCTAGAACCAAGTCGCCTGTGGGTCCGGCTGGGAATCCACCTGCTGAGTCGGGGCGTGCAGCCGTAGGTACGGAGCTTGTTGCTGCCAACATTGCTACTGATGCAGTTAATGCAGAACCACTAACGTAAGCTACATCTTTGAACTTTGATGGTCCGTAGAATCCGTAAGGTAGTAATGAGGAATCAATTGTTCCATCGTCAACTGACTGAGCCATTGACATACGAATGTAACTTGAATTGTTTGGGTACTGACCGTATGTTTTGTAAACTCTTTCGTTATTGTCCCAAGAAACATTCTGGTCACCAACTTGGGCAGCGATGTAGTTTGGGGATGCGGGGTTAAGGTTTACATTGTTAAATCTTTCTACCTCGCGAACCTTTGCATCGTTGTCATCCATTCTGCGGACAACAACATTAAACGTGCCGAACTGACCGGGGCGTTTAGCTGGTGTAATGCTTTCAATGGAGATTTTAACAGCGCCTTGATCGTATTCTCCGGTCTGTAGACCAACGAACTTAAACAACTTTGTTACTCTGCTGTTGCTCTGTGCATCAAAGCTAGAGCTAGTGGCGAGCAAATCTTGTGAGAAAACGTCACCAGTTTCAGCGTTAACAAATGTTCTTTGGAAGTCTGCACCATCAAGGGTGCCGTTGTCCAATGGAACTACCATAGCAAATGCGATGTTGCCTGCGCCGCCGATGTCTTGAGTGATTGCTCTATCAAAGCTTTCACCTAAGAAGTATTCTTCTACATTAGCGGTTGGGGTAATTGCTGCCGTTGTCTTCGTTGGGTTGGTGTTCAACACTGAACGAATGTACTTTCTTGAAGTTCTATCGAAGCTGACTGCTGTCTCTAGTGTGCCAGCGGTGCCACGAACAATACGCACTGTGGCTTCGTTGTTTGTGGTAGAAACTAGCGCACAGGCTCCACTCAATGCTGTAGCATTGGGAACTGTGCCACTGAGTTGGACGTGTGTGTCTGCATCGCAGTAGATAATTGCACCCAAGGTACCAGTGTGGTTACCAGCGGAAGCGGAATTAAATACGAATAGACCGTATGCGCCACCACCAGTATTGCTGAAGTCAGCTAATTTGAAGCCTGCTTCGCCACCGGATGATTTGTTTGGATGCTCTTTACCAATTAAGCGAACAAAATTTACAGTTGAGCTATTTCTCAACCATGCTTGTGCTGCATAGGTGCCATATGTCGCTGCACCGAAAGCGGGATTTCTAAATGCATCTACGTTCTCTGTACCGGCGATTGGTGGTCCGAAGACATCCACAAACTCTTCAAATGAGCTTACCTGTACAGGTTGTAGTGCCGGTCCTCTTAGAGAACGACCAATAAATGTTGGTCCTTCGGCGGTTGGCTCTGACGGTAATTGTGAATTATCGATTTCGTTGATGAAAACGCCGGGAGATACAAATTTAAACTTTTTTACTGACATATTTTGTTCACTCCTAATTTGTCTCTATAAATAGTGCTTATTTGCTTGAAAAGTAAATCACTCCTCAACAAATGATTTAGCTCCATTCCTAATATCGGGAGTGGCACCAACAATAGTCCTCTCTTTATTGAATTTAATATTAACTGCACTCTGAGAAGATTTGATGACTGCATCATCAAGATTCTCTATTCTGGGGAATAAAGCGCCCCTTACCTCTATTACAAACGATGTTTCAAAGAACCGTTCTTCGGCGTCGAGGTTTTCTGATACCTTGTCAAAAGAAAACTGGTCTGGTATTGTTGCGTAATAAGTGTGACCCTCGTTTTCTAACTTAATTCCTCGATAATTGTTTGCTGTAATAAAACTGTTTAAAATTTGATTCATATCTGTAAGATAACTTGTTTTAACCGTTAGCC